CTTGCCTGATGAATTTAGATATTTCCATATACAAGGGGATCCTTCGTTAAATATGCCTTATGTGATAGATTTTAGCGATAATTTAATAACGGTTCAGTGTGATGATGGATATATGTCTTTTCCAAAAAAAATGGCACTTGCATTTAAATGTATAAATGAAACATATAATTATGATTATGTTTTAAAAACAGATGATGATCTGAAATTAATCAAAAAAGATTTTTTTTTCACAATGCAAAAGTATCTTCAAAAAAATACTATAGATTATGGTGGAAAAACTGTTATATTTAAAAAACCTCATCGCACTTGGCAACACTGTACTGATACCAATCAAACATCTATACTACTTGAAAAAACAACATATTGTTCTGGACATTTTTACTTTATAAAAAAAAATATCATTGAAACAGTATTAGCCAGATATTTTCATGAAATATGTAAACGTATTATTGAAGATCATACATTTGGTTGTTTTATTTCAAAAATAACGACAAATATCCAGAAATTAACAATAGATATTGATAAAGATATTTTTCAGCCATATCCTATAGATGGTTTATTTACAGGTTTTTATGTATCTGAAAAAAAAATGTCATTAAATGCTGAATATAAATTATTAGACCATATACCCTCAAATACAAAAAATCCATATTTGTATGCTTGTCAACATGCAAATAAAGATATATCAGAAAATGTATGTATTTTTGAGAGTAATTTTCTTCGAAGTTTTAATAAAAAAAACCATACAACTTTTAGCGAAGTCTATAGTAAAATAAAAGATAGCACTATTTGGGATATTATATGTTGGACGCGACAACTAGACGCATTAATATGTCCCGATGAATCTAATCCGTTCTTATCGCGATGGGGTTTGCGTAAAGCAGAGCAGAATAATAATATGCCACAAAATATCATTATAAATTCCAAATACATCTCTAACGATCTTTTTCAAAATATAATAAAACGGTTTTATGATTCAAAAAAAAAAACCATATTGCCCAAAGCATGGAAACTAATCCAAAAAAAATCAAATGTATATTATTGTTTTCTCCCACCAATATAATGATACTACTAACAGATAACGAATTTATTGAAGGTATTCTTGGTGGATTTGGTTGGATTATTGCTATGTATTATGTTAAACATTCTTTAAAAGAAAAAGGGCAAGCTAATTTTGCCTTAGTAGGTTTAGTTTCGTGGTCTATTTTATGGTATTTTCGTAAGATTGGTATGCGTTTATACAAAGATGGTAAGAAAATTATTAAATTTAAAGATAAAGATTTTGATTCAGATCGTTTAGGGGAATCAACTCTTTATCATCACTTCTTTATCAATATGTTTTTTATTGTTTTAATTTATTTTATTATTATTCGTAAAGCACCTGTTAAAACATATAATATCATGAAACTATCGGGAGCAGATGCCCCACTTTTTGCATTTTTAGCGTTAACAGGTATATTGGTATTTTTTACTTAATCTATATCAACTTATCTACGATATCAAATTTCGTATTTTGTTTTTGAAGTATAGAAATACATATATGCGGTAAAATGGCTATCGTATTCATATATGTACAATATTTAAACCAGAAGACAACTGATTGTGTTTTATATTTCACACTATACCACCAATATGCTGGTATATAAATAATGCTCCCAGCGTGAATGTCTAATTCGAGAAATTTTAATTTACTGAAATTTCTCAAATACTTGTCTTGAACATTCCATGGACAAACAGGAGATCTGAATTCAAAGTTATTATAGTCTTTTTCTTCATATAAATATTTTGAATAAACGGGTGGAATAAGTTTAATTGTAACTGTGCCTTCGCTAACATATAAATAATTTCTATAATTTAAACTATATTGTAATGGTGTCCAACAATTAACCGATCCAGTTTGAAAATCATAGTTGCAACTTGAAACTAATGCTGGACGAAGAAACATATCATTTTGTGTTAACATTCTTTTTATACCTGTTTCTTGTAGAAATTCTTCATTATTATCCGTAAAATATTTTGAATCGGAATCCTTTTTAAATAGGGTTATGGCATTGCCTACCGAAATTGGCAAACTAATATCTTCAATCTTGTTATTGTTTTTGATTTTAATATCAAATGAACTATAATTTTCAATAAGATGGCTTAATGTTAATTGTTTCATATCTTTATTATCAAATTTAAATAAAACAGGTTGTCGTAAATCACATACTTCCTCTAATTTATTTTTAGAAAGTCCTTCAATTGTATAAATTTCCAGGTCATTGCTTAGTTTAAAATGGTGATAAATATGCAAATATAGGAAAAACACGATACAAAAAATAACGATGGATAATAAATAATTCATTATGTTGAGGTGAGATAGCTTTTTAGTTTTTTTTCCGTATATATATTATATGCATAGTTGCCATACAATCAATAATTACAAAATAATTCTTGTTCCTATTAATACAAGTAATGCGATATATGTTCAAAGTTTTATATTGTCTGGAAGAATGAATGAGGACCGAAAAGATTCAGGCATTTCACATTTATTAGAACATGTTTTAACAGAATCTTGGTCAAAATGTAAAAATAATTGTGCTAAATATTGGGGCAATAAAGGAATTATAACAAATGCTTCTACAGGTGACACAACCATTAATTACTTTGTGGAAGGTTTAAACAAATATTCAAAAGAAATTTTAGAATATATTATTAATATTACAAGTAATCCTGAAATTCTTCCTGCCCGTATTCAAGTTGAAAAAAAGGCAGTTCACGAAGAATTAATTCGTGATATGAATGATCCCGGTTGGAAAATCGGCCTAGAACTTGCAAAATTCTTTTATTCACATGAAGGTTTGCGAAATTCCAATAATATACCACTTCAGTTAGACAATTTAAAATCAATTAATACAAAGATATTAACAGATTTTTGTAAAAAAATATATACTCCATCAAATATATTATTTGTTGTTGCTGGAAAATTTAACAAGGGAGCTGTTCTGAATATTTTCAAAAAAAATCTCCCTAAGAAAAAATGTCCTGGTCCATCAAATATGATTTTTAATTTTACTAAACACATAGCAAAACCCAAAACGATATTTATTCCCAACAAACATGCGGAAGTGGCTGAAATTGTAATCGCCTTTTTATCGCCTATTTATCCATGGAGTAAAGAATGTCCGCTATTCAAAACGATTGCTGATATTTTATCTGATGGCATGTTGTCTTTATTTATGAAGAGATTGCGATCAGAATTACATATTATTTACAATATACATGTTGATATTGATTCTGATGTTACGGGAACATTAACAACTATTGAAACAACTGGTAATGAAGCTAATGTTCATAAAATTATTGCGGGTATAAGTGACATTCTAGAGGATCTTTTAAAAGGAAATTTTGACGAGGGTCAGATTGAAAGAGTGAAAGATATATATATGATTCGTGAGGATGCACTGTGTAAAAACAATACATTTTGGGGAGATTTTTATGGTTCACAATATATTAATCAATTGTATAAAAAAACTCCCAAAATCTATACATATAAAGAATTCACAACAGTCGTCCATTCAGCAACAAAAGCTGATATTGTTAGAGCTGCGAATAAAATTTTTGATTTAGAAAATATGTTAATTATTTATCAATGTAAAAATCCCATTTAATCATCCTCATTAATTTTTGGTGCTAAATAAAAATTCATATAACTTGCCGGAGATGTGCCTTCTTCGCCTTCTTCGTCCTCTTTTTGTATATCAAGAGAGTAATGCATTCTCATAGGGAGAGTTTTGCTAATGTTCATAGTAACTATATTTGATATTTCAGCAAAACTAGTCATATTCAAAATAAATTTTAATGAATAAGATACTTCAATAGAAGCTCCTTCTTCAACTCCATATTCAATTAAATCATCAAATTGAATTTCTGTTGCCATTGTTCCAATCATTTGATCACTCGTTGTTATTGTAACATCTTTCTCTGTACATTTTACTGTTACAATCTCACCAAAAAGTGATTGTTTATTCATCAATTCCGATAATAGCTTTGATTGTATTTCTAAATCAGCGGACCATTCGGTATCTTCGGGAACTCCTAAAAGTTCATCATTTATATCCATAAGAGGGACACTAAACAGTTGTTTTATTTTACCATCTAATACTATATCTAAAAAATCACCGCCTTCTTTCAAATTTATCTGAAGAATTTGATCATCACGGTTCATATTTAAAATTTTAAATAGTATTTCTATATTCAATCCGACTGCCACTGTTTGTTCTACTGTATATTCATCAAACCATGATTTTTCAAGAGTTAATTCAAACAGACTAACTTTGGCAGAATCCATACCTTGAATATAAAATTTTGTCGGATGAAAGTATATATTAAAATGACGTCCATAGACTTTTAAATGTTTGAAAATATTTGCAAATGTATTTAATTTTGCGGAATCACGTATGAAAATATTCATTTTGATAATAATAGAATTATTATTATCAATTCAATTTTTATTCGTTGCTGTCGCTATCGCTATCATTTTCTGTAATATTTAAATTAACATGCTGTCCTTCCTCAACGCTTGTTTCCAACTTTGTCACCAATTGTAGTAACTGATTGTATTTATCTTGTAATGATTTCAACTGTACTTGTAATTCTACTGTTTTTTCAACAGATAGATTATCTGTTCTTAGAAACTTCAACTTTTCTTTTGTTTGTGTAGAAAACTCTTCTAATTTTTCAATACGACGACTATTGAAAACGACAGCGTCTCCAATATACACCTTTCGTTCTGTCAAATTTGCTTGTGCTGACATTATAAAGAATAATTAGGTTTTTTTCCTAAATTATACACGCATATTCATTTTTATTTTATCTCTAAAGGTATAATTATGAATCTCAAAATCGTCAATCATATAATTATTAATATTCAAATGTCTTTTTTTGATTGAAACTGTTGGAAAATCTAACGGTTCTCTCTTTGCTTGTTTTTCCAAAGGAATTTTATGATCATCATAAATATGCGCATTGCCAATAAAATGAATTAATTCTTTTGGTTTTAAGTTACAATGCCAAGCTAATAGATGTGTTAAAAATCCATATGAAGCAATATTAAAGGGTACTCCCAAACCAATATCACCGCTTCTCTGATACAAAATACATGACAACTCGTCTGCGTTTGTTACTTGAAACTGACTGAGAATATGACATGGTGGTAACGCCATTTCATCTAATTGACAAGGGTTCCATGCACTTAATATTAATCTTCTAGAAGTAGGATCTGTATTTGAGTTACCTCTTAGTATATCAATTATATTTTGTAATTGATCAACGCCTTTATTTGTATAATCTGTTTTACAAGTATCATATTCGGCATTAAAATGTCTCCATTGATGTCCATAAATAGGTCCCAAATCGTTATTTCCATCAGCATTTTTATTCCATATTTTAACATCTTGATTCTGTAAAATAGAATTATCTGTTTTACCTCCAATAAACCATAATAATTCCTTTAGGCAAGTGCGCCATGCTAATTTTTTTGTTGTTAATAGTGGAATTGTATTATTTTCCAAAGAAAATCGCATAGATTCTCCTAATGCTTGGTATACATGACCGTTTCTTGATTTCTGAAGATTTTTTTTATCTAGTGTGCGACATATTAAATTAAGATACTGATATTCTTGATGTATGATTTTTTTTAGTAAAGGCATAATAACTTATTATTTTTATATTTTTAATTTCTTTTTATAAAACATATGGACTCAGTAATTCAAGAATCTTCAAATAAATCGGGGTTTTTCAAATCATTTTTCAGTTTAACAAAGGAGGAAAAATCAGAAAGTCTCAATTTTCTTCAATACACTATTTTAGCAATTGTACCGTTAGTTGTATTAGCTCGTGTGAATCAATTAATCTGGCCAGCGGCAGATGAGAAAAAGGGTTCTATAGAAATTTTAGCAGAAGTATTAGGTGAAGTTTTATTTACAGGTATCATTGTATTTATCGTATATCGTCTCATTGACTTTATTCCCACATATAGTGGCATTCCGTTAAAGGGTATTAATATGTTAAGTATTGTCACAGTATTCATGTTAACCTTACCATGGTATGATACTACAAGTAATTTAGGAACTAAGGTAAAACATTTACA